TGCAACGGGTGCGGAAAGTGTTATAACAGTACCAATAGAACCTATATTGCCAGGTCCTGTGCCACCACTTAAAAGATTTATACATGCAATACCATAGCGTACTACACCTGGGGATATAGATGTATTTATTGCAGTAGTTGGACCAAGATTTGTAAAATTACCACCAAGCCAGAGAGTAGACGTACCGGAAAGATACATACAATTTACACTAGCTGGATAATTTATCGATACATTATTTGGTGCATAGGTAGGTATGATTTTACTATTATTATTTGTAAGAATACCATATCCATCGCCCCATTGTCCTTTTGCGATGGGGTTATTATAATTTGTAGTCCATTGTTGATTTATCCAATAACTTGGGTACAATGGCCCAACGCCGGAAAGTGAACGCCAGGTACCTGATAGAGTTCCAACTGGGTTTGATGAAAGTGGTACTGCTGTTAATGGTGGTGGTGAAACTGCACTATTAGTACCGAATACAGTTCCGCCTGATGAACTTAAACTGGCGCTAGAAAGAGCAATCCAATATAACGTAACAGAAGGTGGCTGACTTACCGGTGCTACAGTTTCAAATGATATTACAGGTATACTACTTATAGAAGCAGTACTTGTATTGTATGGCATGTTAATTGTTGGTACAACAGTACCATCACCTGGCGTTATATAAACTTGACTTGCAGCATAGTTATACTCGAGATCATAAGGACGTAAGTATTGCAACGAATTATATGTGCTTATAGCATTTCGACCTGTATTTGGATTATAATTATAACTAATACCATCACCTGCTTCAATATTAGGTGTAGAATCAATAACTAAAGTATTAAGTGTTTGTCCATTACTTTCAGTAGCATTTGTTGTAGTAAAGGATACGTTACGACCGGCACTCAGACCCACTACACCGAGATTTGTATTACTTGCAGTGCCAAGAAATTGATATACGTTATTACCTGTAAGAAATACTTGATCGGTTACTTGATTAACAATCCCTGAAAAATTACCTTTAACACTATTTGCAGGAGCGTATTGTAAATTGGTATTAGCTATACCTGTAGTTGTACTGCCTAATTGTGCACCGAGTTGTAAATTATTATTAATGGTTAATGTCGTATTATCAGTAGCAGCAGGACTTATATGAAACCCACTAATACCTTGGGTAGCGAGATTAAGTTGTGAATTTGGTCCAAAGAAAAATTCACTCGAACTTAAAGCTATGTTTCTATTATAGACATATAATTGACTAGGTGTTGGATTGCCGTTTGGTGTTGCTGAGAGAGAATAAACTATACCTGTGCTTAATTCATAGAATAGGTCACCAATTTGTGCACCAGTTAAGGTCACATATGCGGTTGAATCAATTCCAGTGCTAACATTATTAATATATAATGGATTTGGACCACCGATAATATTATTAAATATACCGAAATTTATATTGCCAGCTATGTTACCGCCTGGTGTTACACCGTCACCGACAAATAATCTATTTGAATCAGTTGTTATACCTGGTTCACCTGATGCTAGAAGAGTTGTTTGACGAGCTGCATCGGTACCTCTTCTGAATAAAAACTGTGTAATGGTCGACATATTATAAATTTATTTATGAATTAAATTAGTATTGCTAGATGTATAAATACCTATAAGTATTTATGAAAGTGATTTATTCTGCTGTAGTTTCAGGTAAAAATAAAATTGATGTTTTTAACATTGAAAAGGGTATACGAAGTTACTCTATACCTCTTGGTAATGTTGAAATTATTAATGGACCTGTAGTAACACAGGATAAAATGACAATTGTAATAAAAGATCATAATAATTGTATAGTAGGTAGAGTATATACTTTACCAAAAGGTGTTATTTCATATTCCTTTCAAATTAAATAATTAAAGCATATGAATACAGAGATTGGCACTTTACAAGATATTGAAAAATTAAAAAATGACGTACATTCTCTATACAAAACCGTTTATCAAGGTAACGGAACACCATCATTAACTAATCAAGTCACACAGCTTAACGAACGATTAGATTCTCTTGAAGAAAGAATTGTAGCTAATATAGAATCTATTGATACAGAGATGGGGTTAAAATTTGATCACATTACTGCAATAGTTAACGAGCGTTTTAATAATATATCATATCAAATATCTCATGAATTTGAACGCACAAAAATTAAAGAAGCAGGCAGTCATCAGTTAAAAGCAAATCTTGCATCTGCAGCAGTTGCAACAGGTACAGCTGTTATAGTGCTTTTTATTTCACATTTTTTAGAAATAGCTCGTGTTGTAACTCATTAGTTGATTAGTGTTGTAATACTGGTATAATACCGGTATGAATCTTATAGATGTAGACTTAGCTATTGAACCACTAACTCCAAAGGACTGTAATTTTATTGCAGATAAAAATTATCCTTTTTGTCTATTGGGGTTTCAATTAAAAAACGCTTATGATCAATCTAGATTACAATTTAAGAAAGAATATAATATTGTTGATTATGTTCATTTCTTACCTGATAGTGATGCCACCCCGTTATTTTTTCGTGGTATAAATGTTAAGCCAAATCAAAATATTAATTCATTGTTTAAGCAATTAGAGCAATTTAATATTTCTTTAGCTGAACTACCGACTAGAAAATACGAACATGTTTTATCGGAGTATAGATTAACTTGTAAAGATTGCTATGGTAATTTACAAAAAGGTGTCTATCCAATAGACGGTGAATGTATTAATCTTATTACTAGTGATGTAATTGATCTTCACGATTTATACGCAAATGCATTTGATACAAATAAAGTGCCTCTATTTCAGTCTTGTGGGTATTTTGCAGTTTATATCCTTAGTAATAAAAGTATATATAGAACAGGTACAGATAAAATCGTATTTAATTTTCAAAAAAATAGTTAATATAAACTAAGTAAGATTGAAGGAGCAGATCGTATTCTTACTAGGGGTGGGTTAGCGGGAACTTATAGAGTTACTAGTAAATAATACTCTGCTCTTTTTTTATAAATATATATGAATGAATGGATTCATATTAGAGAATTCTTGTCTCTATAAGCATTATATGGAGCAAAAAGAACATATACTTAAAAATAAATGGTATATGTCTGAACGGTGCGGTAGAGATGTCGGTTATGAAAAGGCTCTTTTGGATTGGATTCTCAATAAGAAAATATATTTAAAAGATAAGTCTTAAGCACCAACTATACCTGCAACTGTACTAACAGTACTAGTGGCATTATTAACTGCATTAAATACATTACTTGCTTTCCCGCCAGCAATACCACTAACAAATCCTTCAACTGTACTTATCTCACCTCTGAGTGCAGATAGAAGTGATGTGAATTTTTGTTGAATATTTGTAGGATCTTGATCAAGATTTGGTCCATGTGGTTCAGATTTTGTAGGTACAGGTCCATTCTGTGCCTGTTTTGCCCAATTTGCTCTAATAAGAGCGTGAGAGGGAGCATCACCTTCATTATGAGTATGACTATGTGGTGCATTAATAATGGCATCTGAATCAGCACCAGCACCTATAACAATCATTGGCGCAGCTGCTGTTCCTGCTAAGTCACCAGCCTTAGCAGCGTTATAGAGTACTTGTGCTTGCGTGGGCGGTAATCCACGAAGTGAACCAAAAACATTTAATGCCTGCGCTGTTACATAATTAGTTGGTGCTGGAACATTGCGTATATCAACAAGATTTGTTGCTTGTGAACCTAACATACCCATACCAACAACAGCAAAACCAGTACTTACAACTGGTACACCGGCACATGTACCTATAGGAGTACCAACTGGTACCCATCCAACATATGAACCAGGATCAGTATATCCCATAAATACCGGTACACCGGCACCTATAGCTGGAATTAAAGCTCCACCGTCTGTAGGGTTAATAACACCTGCTGTATCTACAGGTATAGCTACACCAATAGTAGCATCAGCTCGTGGTCTACCGGTTACTGTTGTTTGATCAGTAATACGTTTAACTTGAGGTGTAGAGGTAGAGAGAGCCGTTAAATCACCTTCTACAAATATACCGCCTTTTACAATCAGGTTACCGGTAATACCAACACTACTATCTAATAATATCTGTTCGTTATCACGCTGACGGATACTAACAATATCACCAACAAGGCTTAGTCTATTGCCACCATCAATATTAACTTCATTAGCACTGCCAATATTCACCTGCTCGGCGGCAATATTCGCCATAGCGCCTGATATATTAACAACACCATATGATTTAAGATTTAATCCACCAGCACCAACAAGAACATTATATCTGTTACATACGTTCAACGTATATGTTCCACCAGGTAGATCGTCAACTTGAACCTGTTCAATAAGAGGAGTTGGTCGTTGAATAGTAACAGGGAAATATGGAGTAATACCAACAAAGGCTGGAGAGAGTTTGCCGATAGGATCTACTCTTATAGCACCCCAATCATTCATTACCATACCAATGGTTTCAATTTTATGTTTTGTAACTTCTATAATCTCTGAACCGCCTGGGCCCATCTGCGCTTCAACGTGTGCGAGTTTTGGTAATACTTGTTGATATAATTGTACGAGGTTTTGTTTTTGTGGCTCTGGAGCCCATGCACCGTGAAATGAGCTAGGACTGTAACCAGGCTTAAGAACAATAGACGGGTTATTTGCAATACCGGAATTAAAGGGTGATGCGGGATTACATACCGGGCATGGTACACCACCGATTGTACCAGGAAGTGATACCAATGTTTTACCCTGTTGATCGGTTACTGTAGAATTATTTTTAATAATTTGATGAACAGGAAAGATTCCAGTAACAAGTTGTAATATACTACCAAAAGAAATTGATGGAATTATACCCTGAGGTGTTATACCAAACCCGTAAGAATTATCACCAACAGAGCTTGAATAACCTGGTGTTTTTGAAACAATGCTGTATGCTGCAGGTCCATAACTATTATTAAGGGCTAGTACTTGTTGCTCATTTGCCGAACACAATGGGCAGAGATATGGTGATCCATTTTTTGTTTGTCCTTTACCGTTAAGTTTGATAATCGTATTATCAATACCTTTTATCCCGATAACACCTTTTGTTCGTTGAATATCGAACAATTGTTTAATATTCGGTATACCAGCCTGCTCCATTATCGACTTCCATTGAGTATGGAGACTGAACTGTAGATTTCCTACCTTACGATAGTGATCACCAACAATGACATTATCGAGATCGAGTTGTGTGAATTCATTTCTTGTACCGCGTGTAGTAGAGAATGAATCTCCTAGTACAAGTTTTTGATCGTTACCAGTAGCAAGTTCAATATTAGTTTGATTATTAAACTCTTTAAATGAACCAGAGTAATGTGTAATTTTTACAGCTTCCCTTGAATCTGTATTAGTAAATGATAATGTTCCGCCTTTTTGATTAATTACATACTTGTTTCTATATGTACGTACATTAATATCGTTTACATCCTTATTCTTTATATTTTCATAAGTGCCAGGGTAATCAATACCTGGTACACCAGAGCTTGCACCTGTAATTGTTGTCCAATCATTCGCACCATATGATAAACCAAAAACAACAGGCTTTAAAGGATCACCTTCATTAAAGAATACCCAGACGTGTGCACCAACATTTAAAAGAGGAAAGGATCCTTTAGCACTATTACTATACGATTCAGGTACATAATCATAACTATATATATTAACATTATTAGTATTAGATAGTTGCGGGTTACCAAACGCATCACTTAATTTGTTGTAGCCAACGTCATACACGTTGCCAGGCTTTTCACCAATGTTATCTAAATTTTGTGCATGTGGATATTGGGATATAGGACCGCTTGCTTGTGTATAATCTAAATTACTTGAATCACTTACGGAACCATACCCTGTTGTAGCGTTATAACGGCCAGAAGAACCGCCACCAGCAAGAGGAGCTGCCATTTCAGCCCAAGGCAATATTTTCTTTAAATCATCCAAAATAGCTGTTAAATCACCAGTACCTGCAGGGTGCTTTGAAGCACTTACAGTAGTGTTGAGTGTTGTTGCTAGTACATCAGTATTAAGTGAAGAGATGTCACCAATAAAACTAAAATTCTTGTCTTTATTGATTTCATTCCATCCCTTATACACGGTAGGTGAAATATGTGGAACAAAGACTTTAACCCTGCCTCTATATTGCGGGTCGTTATTCTGCAATACTATACCCACATAATTGCCGTAATATTTTGGAAAATCCATACTTGATATACGATTATTTACATGTATTATATTGTTATGCTAGTAAAGGTATCGCACGAATCTCCTATTTCTATTCTTCAAACTTCGACATTGTACAATGATTTTGATTACGCATTAGTGCATTTATTTGAATCACATCCAAAGTATTACCAATATTTTAAGACAGCTCGTGATGTTTATAACCGTGAAGTTCTTCTTGATAACTCAATATTTGAGCTCGGACATGCGTTTGATTCAGATAAATTTTTAGCTGCAGCTATCGATCTCAAACCAAATATGTTTATTGTACCAGATGTACTTGAAGATTCTATTCACACACAAATGAGTTTTAGAACATGGGAGGTACAAAATATGATTAAAGCGGTAAAAGATGTTTGTGTTACAAAGGCAATCGGAGCTGTTCAAGGCAAGACATGGCAGGAGCTTGTCGACTGTTACAAGTTTATGTCAGATCGAGCTGACATGATTGCTATTAGTTTTGATTTTTCTTATTACGAAATTACAGGTGAAGGTAATACAAAGCTTGATAAATGGTGCTCTGGTCGTCAGCGTTTTATCAGTCAGCTTATTGACTCCGGTATATGGAACTGGAATAAACCACATCATCTTCTTGGATGCTCTTTAGCTAAAGAGTTTCGTTATTACATTAATCATAATATTTTTAATATTGTAAGTTGTGATACAAGTAATCCGATTGTTGCAGCTCTTCATAATATGAAGTATGATGCTGATTACGGGCTTCCAACTAAACCGTCTACTAAACTTGCTGATCTTATCGATCACCAAGTAACAAAAGATGAGATGGAAATTATAGAATATAATACTAAAATGTTTAAGAAGATTTTATGCAGATAGGAAATAGACCATGGGTAGCTTTTTTTAGTCAGAGTGGACAAGCTATCTATAACATTAAAGCATTCTTTAACCGTCATCCTGACGCTATTATTACCAATCGTCAGGATGACGAGGGGTTATTTGCACCTTTAAAGGATGATAAGGATACTGGTGCATTAAGTTGGATTACATTACCAAAGAATCCTACAGTAAAGGATTACAAGAAAGTTTTAAAGAAATTTAAAAACCCTATTATTACACTTAACGGTTATCTCCGTATTATTCCAAAAGAGATTTGTGAGAAATATGAAATTTATAACCTTCATCCAGGTCTTATAACTGAACATCCAGAACTTAAGGGTAAAGATCCTCAAAAAAGAGCCATCGAAGCTAAGCATCGTCATATAGGATGTGTTATTCATAGAGTTACACCTATTGTTGATGATGGAGAGATTCTTATGTCAAGCGCTATTGATACATTTGTATTAAATGGAGATGAGGAGCGTATGTACGATAACCTCACTTCTATGGCGTATGTAATGTGGTATGACTTTTTTAATAATTTTAAACAATATGAGCATAGACGAAATCGTAAAAACAATTGAAACACAGTATCCATTAACTTGTGCTGAATTTAAAAAGATTCAACACGAGCATTATCTTACGTTCTGTAAGAAGCAATTTGATTATGGACCAGGTAATATCTCACTTGGTTCCTCTTTAAATACAGCTGAGGAAAGAAAAGCCTCAATTTCAGCTATTGTTGTTCGTCTTAATGATAAACTTCAGCGTTTAATTAATCTCGTTCTCAGAAAAAATAGTTTGGAATCAGCGAATGAATCAGTTTTCGATGCTTTCTTAGATACGTCTGTATATAGTATAATTGCTGAGATAGTAAATCGTGGCAAATGGGCGAAATAATATTATACTTGTAATATGTTAATAAGTTTTTCAGGTGTTCAGTCTAGTGGTAAGAGTACATTACTAAAAGCTTGTCAGGAGTATTATGGTGATCGTTTTGAGTTTGTAGAAGAGGTTACTAGATTGGTTAAGCGTGAGTTTAATGTTCCGATTAACGAGCAAGGTACGGGTTTGACTCAGTGCTTGATCATTAATAAACACATTGAGAATGCACTGAGATTTAGGGAGACAAAGGGGGCTATATTTGACCGCTGTATTCTTGATGGTGTTTGTTATACAGGTTATCTTCACTTAGAGGGTACAGTACCTGCGTGGGTATTTGATTATAGTAAGCATGTATTTGAAAAGCTTGTTACAATGTATGATGTTATTTTTTATACTGATCCTTATGACATTGATTTAGTTGATGATGGAGAGAGAAGTATAAACAAAGATTTTCGTTTTAATATGATTACTACATTTGAGCATGTTATGAAAAGATATGATTATTTGTTAAAAGATAAAGTAATAAAACTAAAAGGAACAGTTGAAGAACGAATGGAAGCTATTAAAATAAAGTTACAATAATTATGTCAAACTCCACATCACACGTATTCGGAAGAGAACCACGCCGTCAACCTACACCACAGCCTCAGGCTAGTATGAATGACTTTGCATCCAAGTCACTTGGATCATCAGCTTCATATGCTGTGTATACTGATAAATTTGATACATCACTTCTTAATCCAATGCCGAGAACTCTTGCACGTCAGGATCACGGCATTACAGGTAATGAGTTTGTCGGTGGTGATGTATGGCATTGTCATGAAGCTACCTTTTTGCTTAATAATGGCTACCCTATTGCTGGTACTTTAAAGATTACCTATCCTGCGAGTTCAGAGTTTATGGTAGAGTCAAAGTCAGCAAAGCTCTATCTTAATTCATTTGATATGTGTAGGATGGGTGCAACAGTAGCCGAAGCTATTGCTAATTACGAGCAACAGGTTGCTAATGATCTTGCCAGTGCTCTTAAGACACAGGTCGATGTTGTTTTCTTCCCATCTGGGTCTGATAAGTACGGTAAGCTTCCTCTTGATGGCGAATATCGCGATCTCTATTGGGAGCTCTTAGATGTCGCTAAGGATATTGAAGTCACTGATTATTCGTCAAATAATGATCATCTTACATTCATTAAACTACATCCTGAGGATAATGAAAAGGTATCATCCAAATATTTTACGAATGCACTAAGATCACGTTGCCGGCATACTAAACAGAAGGATACAGGAGCTGCTTATATTCATATTGTATCAAAAAACGGTATGGCTGTTGATCCAACTTCACTCTTTAAACAAATTGTCTCTCTAAGAGAGGTTAATGAATTCCATGAGTTTTGTGCTGAGAAACTCTTTAAGAGTATTATGAAGCATCCTGAAGTCGAGGATTGCTGTGTAACTCTTCTCTATTCACGTAGAGGTTCACTGGATATTAATCCTGTACGTGCTAGTAAGCCAGAACTTCTCCCTGCTAATCTTATAGACGCTAACATCTATACGATAAAGGCAATGGGACAATAATTGTTGTTAGTTGTTGCTACACAAAAAAGGCGCACCGCGGTGCGCCTTTTCTTTTTATATTTTTATCAATTAACCGCAAGATGCTACAAGACGTGAATGACCAAATGTTGTACGAACACTATTTGAGGAGTTAAGTGATGTTTCATTTGGATTTGTTGCAACAAAGAAGAAGTTATCAAGAGTTGAATTCTTTGTTGAATCAAAATTAATAGCTGTAGAATTACCGGATAAATACAATACTGTATTGAGTAGGTTTACATTATCAGCATCAATGCTTGCTGGAAAATTAATAGCAAATGTTACACTTGAAGTAGATGTATTAAATGTTGAAGCAATTAAACTAGCATTGTAATTAATTGTTGATGGAATTATAGAAGCAGAACTAAGTGTAAGATAGATACTATTTGTAGTTGTAGCACTTAGTGCACTTAATGATGGAGCCCAAACTGCTTGTACGTAGAGCTTGGAATCATCATCAGCTAAATTATTGCCTAAAGTTGTACCATTTATATTAAGTCCAATAACCGCACTTACGCCTGAAGTTGCGGATGAAAATGTGTAACTTGCTAAGCTAGCAGTTAGTGGTGTAACAGTGAGAAGGGTTTCGTATGCCATATACAATTATTTATTCTCAACGGCTGCCTTTTTTATATTAATAAAAAAAGGGAAAACCCGGTCTTTCGACCGGGTTTTCTTTGTGACCTTTTCGATCTGAATACTTCTTAGAAGTAGACGGACTGAGTGGCAGGTGTGAAGGCCTT